CCCCTATTGTAAATTGTCAGACAATTCCCCATAACACATTAGAATATGATGAGTCAATAGATATGAGAGTAATATTAGTCAACACTAATTAAAATATAATAATAGAAAGATATGCAGTGGAAATGTATATAGAATAACTCAACAATAATAACAACTATAAATAATAAACTAGAATACTATAACACCAGTTAATTAGATAACTACTAGAAACACGATAACAACAGGTATGATAGAATACTATAAATAATAATATATAAATTAAATAAACTAAATTAAATAATAATAAATAATAACTATTATAAGATATCTGATAATTGAATATATACGAATAAATAAACTATATGAATTAGAGATAATAGTAATTAGGAATAATAATAATAGAAATGAATTAGAAGTGTATAGGAGGTGTTTGAATAGACAAGGTGAAGACTTACCTATCAAAGGTATTGAAACACTCACAACAAGCTTATATAGACTGTGAGATGTAGTATGTGATATAGGTGTATGTAGATATAATAAAAGAAGTTATCTATAGAATTAACTATAAATAACCTCTTGTAATTTTGTATGGTTTATTTAATTACTACTCCACTAGCAAGTAACTGTTCTATGATATCTTTTTCATCTTCTGAAGCTGATATATCTAAGAATACATCAGATACTTCTACATAACCGTCTACTTCATGTAGGGTTACATAGTCATTGGATTGCTTACCAAAGTCTGAGTTAGATTCATAAGGTATGTTTCTAATAACCTCAATGAATGGAGTTTCTAACTCGTTATGAATGTATCTACCAATCTCAGTTATTAGTGTATCTTTAGAAGACCTCATGAATGGTATCTCATGTGTTAATGGTATATCAGTTCTTGATACTAGCTTATTGCCTATCTTGCTACTGTACACATTAAGGGTAGCTGTAGCATTGTATAGGTCTAACGATAGGGTAAGCTTGATATCTTGGTTAATAACATAGTCAGGGTCTATATAGATAGGCTGTTCATTGTATGGTACATGAATGTTAGTCTCAGTCTCCATATAGTCATAAACGTTGTGGTGCTCCTCTTCAACACGAATAGTTCCTAGGTCGAATAGAACCTTGTTATCTAACATGTAGTTAGCTTCTGCGTTCGATGTCCTTTGACCTATATTGATAGGTACTACTGCGTTACTAATCATCTCTTCAGGTAACTTAACAGGTAATGAATATAGGTTGTAGAAATAGTCTCCATAGTCTACTGTCTCACCGTTTACCAGGTCACCAAATCTATCTACACTTAAGGTGTTCAGTATAGACTGGTTAACAGGGTAGATATTAACGAAATTAGATACAAAACCGTCATAGGTCTTTTCTGAAGCTACTGCTGTAACTATAATCAGGGTAGTACCTGTGAATCGGTCTTCCCAGTACTCACCAATATTAAGAGTAAATACTGTCTTGTCTTCGTTAAAGTTAGGGTCTTCATCAGGGTATAAGTTAATTAAGTCAGGTGAATTATTATCAAAGGTTCTAATGTCTAACTCAATACCTTCGTTGAATACAAAGCCATTATCAGCTGTAATTACAATAGTGTCCTCCTGGTTAACACCTCTACCTTCTGGAATGTTAGAGCTAGCGTTAACTAATTCTGACCCGAATCTGGCTCTAGGATAGCCTGCTATAGCTTCTACATGAATAGACTCTACTGTATCGGTAACTAAGGTGCTGAAGTCTAAACTTAATACTGTACCCTCTTCATTAAACTCTCCAGGTACTTCATGGAGCTTGTAGGAGACTTCTGAGCCATCTCCAAGGGTAACGGTAACCTCATGTAACTCAAAGCCTTCTAAAGCTTCATAATTGACTACAGTGAAGTTTGATACCGTATCGCTCTCGATACTTGATACTACGTTCTCTAATTCTTCGGTATACCCTACCTCAATTAACTCAGCTGTTGTAACCTGAATCTCTAAGGTAGTTAAGCCTGGTTCAAAGTATTCAGCAGGAATGATTTCAATTACAGATTTACCTTCTACATCAGTTAAGTTTACTGTTTCATCATCACCGATTAAGGTAACTGAGTTCAGTATATAACCTTCATCAGAAGTAACTGTAATAGCTTGGTCTGGTTCTACCTCGATACCCTCTACATCTGTACTAGCGTTCTCTAACTCTTCATAGTACCGAATAGGGAAAGACTCTACAATCTCTTCCTGAGTGATTACTGATATAGCAATGGTTAGATGGTCACCGTCTTCGAAATAGTCACCCCACTCGAATTTAACGTTACCATTCTGACCATATACTGGTAAGCTTACTGTCTCATAGGTATCTGGTGTACCAGGTGAACCTCCGAAACCGTTCCGTGGTGGCTCTCCATCAGTTCTCATGATTAACTCGATAGACTCGAAAGCGTGCGTGCTATAGGTCAGAACATCTACTGTATCGTTCTCATAGAGTCGTGTTACCCCATAGTAAGGGTAGTTCTCCCAAAACCCGCTTGAGTCTCCATTTACAGGCATATCCCAGGTTACAGATTTAGGTGGCTTGTCACCTCTTACCTCTATAGCTGTGACTGGTTCTACTAATACCTCTTCGTCTATAACTTCCCTAGATACCTCTATACCGTCTTCATAGGTAATTAGAATTGTTAGGTTAGCTAATCCATCTGAACCCTCTATGTATTCTGTATCACCAATTAGAATCGTATCGTCATAGACTACCTCTTCATCGTGAGGAATAACCTCTTCTACTGTGATAGTTTCTGTGGTAACTTCAGGCTCATAGTTAGGGTCTGCATAGGTGTATACCAACGTATCGAAACCTTGAAGCTCTCCAGGGTTAGGATAACCTCTACCTGGTGCATAGGTAAATTCTGTTTGCTCATATACGTTGTCGTCATCGTTAGGTATCTCAGCGTCCTGTACATCTAGTAACCAACCATCGTTAACTGTCCAAACATCTACTGAAATTGTGTCGAACGTATAACCAGGGTTAGCTCTAATTGTGATTGGTTGAGCCCATTGGTAAGTATCAGGTTCTACTGTATATGTATCATCATTCCCCTGCTTACTGATTGGTACAGGGTCATACGTTGGTTCTAACGTACCTATTACCTGGATAGCATTAACAGGTTCTAACACTACCTCATACCCTATAACTTCCCTAGATACTTCTACACCGTCTTCTAAGGTAATCTCATAGGTAATACTCATGATACCCTCAGTACCCTCTATAAGCTCTTCCTCACCTACAGGCATAGTATCGTCTTCTACGGTATCTGTTTCATACTCTATTGGTTCTTCTATCGTCTCTTCTTCTACAGTTATTACAGGTTCAGTCTGTACAGGTGTTACATAGATGTCAATAATCGTTAAGTCCGGGTAATAAGTAGTGTTACCATCTCGTAACTCATGTACGATATAAGAGTTTGTAGGCTCGAAATATACTGTGTTAGCTTCTCTATCTACTTGGATATATTGAGGATATTCTGCGTCTGTGTATTTACCTCTAGCGTTGGTAATGTACCCTGAACCTAAGTCTTCTTCTACCTCTACTCTATCAATCGTGTAATCTTGACTAACGGTTAATATGTAATCATGGTGCCAATTAAAGCTTGTAGAAACCGATTGTGTATTCTCAACATTTACAACGATATCGTCTACATCTGTAGAGCCATCAGTATTAAACACGTTAAACTCTACATATTTGTCTGTACTCGTTGCTATGGGTCTAGTAGACTCTTTTTCACCGAATCTAAATGCAAGTGCCATTATTTAACCTCCTATCGTTACTAAAATAATATTCTCTTCAAACTCTAGTGTTACATCGCTATCGTATATATCGTGAGTCTTCCTAACCTCACTTGGATAGTCTCCACCGTTATAATATGGGTTATGTCCTAAGTGTTTAGATACAACACCCTTACAAGCTAGTATCTCATCTTTGAAGCTTTCTAATACGTCTACCTCTAAGATTAATCTGGATAGATTATTTCTTTGAGCTATGATATCCTTAACGAAATAGAAGCGTTCGAAATCTGGGATATAAGCATAATTTTTACTGGTACGCTCTCCTTCTTTTAGGAGTATTTCAGGGTTTAATACATCAGCTTCACCTCTGAATTGAACTTCATAGGTAGCTTCATCAGATAACTCTTTATTGATAGTGTTATTGGAGCTGGTTGTGTTATACAACTTTATTTCCATGTGGTGTTACCCTCCTTAGTTATAAAAAAATAGAGGTAGAGTTCCCCAACTCCACCCCTACAGGTAATAAAGCATGGCATTGCTTTATTGATTCTTTTAAGCTACAAGGAACACAAGGAAGTTTTCATTTAAGTCATTGAAGTATCCTGCGTCCATCTTGTAATAGTTCGTGAAGAACTCGGCTTTAGCATTATAGTTTGAAGTAACTCGTCGGTCTAAGTTAGCAACTCCTACCGCTTGGCTATCAAACATAACTCCTAAGATTCCGGAAGCTTCTATTTCTGTATTTTTAGTAGCTACGTTAATTTTAGATACTGATTCAAAGTCATATGTATCTCCTGAACCTTGCCAGTATGGTACTGTTTCGTAATTAGGTAGCTGAACCATTTCACTATTATATGTATCTGATTGTAAGAATGTTTTAGTAGCACTTGCAAAGTCAGATAATAGAACAATAGTAACTTCTGATTCTGGTGTAAATTTCTCTTTCCCACCAACGTTAAATAATGTAGAAATCTTACTCATACGGTCTTTATATAGGTTAACTAAGTATGAAGCAAAACGAATAAATTCAGGGTCTCTATAGCTTTCATCTGGTGTTAGAGCTTCACCTGATTTTTCGTTGTATAATGCAAGTAAGTTAATTGCTTTAACTCCTGTTTGAGTTAAATCTAAAGTACCTTCAGCATTGGTTAAGTCATCTGATAATGTTTCAGCAGTCATATTGTTGATTGCTCTCATTACCAATCCATCTAGTTTAATAGTCATAGATTTCTCTACACCATTGAAAATCATAGTTAAGAATCCATTTAATTGTTCTGCGTTTGAGAATGATTCTTTAACTTGTAATTCAGTAAATGAAATTGGTACTTCAAATGTTACCTTAGAGTTAAAGAACTTAGCTGATACCTTAGGTTGATAGAACACATCTTGGATATAACGCTGTCCATCCTCTAGAGCCCAAGACTCGTTCTCGTGTGCTTCAGGAATATCAGAAGAAATCTTTTCTAAGATAGAACCATATTCCCAACCGTCCATAATTACACTAGGAACGTTACCTGAATAAACTCTATCATCAAAGATTACCTTACCAATATGGTTAACTAGTTTCTTTACATAGTTATCAATGTTATCTGAATCAATGATTTCATTACCAACATCTACAATGTTAGATAAGTCTTCTTGTACAACGTCTTCACGTCCTAAGACTTGTTCTGTAGCTGTATTCATAATGTCATGTATTTGCGTTACTCTCATTATTCATTTCCCCTTTTTCTATTTTATATATTTAATATACCAACGTACCAACCGTTTGACTTACATCTTGGAATATATTTTCTACTAAAACTTTGTTATTTAGATATCTAACTGCTTTCTCTCGGTCGTCGATAGCGTTGGAAGTATTTCCCTTAGTTTCAGAAGTCCTTGTTTCATTACCGCTTGTTATCTCTGAGTTGTCTCCAGTATTAGTACTACTTTGAGTGTTCTCGTCAGAGTCAGCAAAGTCTTCTGAGTTGTACCCTGCAACTGAATTAGTTTGCTTGTCATTACTAGTGTTAGAGTAGTCAGTAATGTTACTACTATCTGACTCAGTTTTTTCAGTTGTGGTTAGGTTATATGTCTCTAGTGGTATCTCAGCCTTATAAACTTCTGCAAGCTTATTCCATTTGTCAGCGTACATACCATATAACATACTAGCTATTAATTTTAAGTCTTCCTCTTTAACATTCTCTTTCTCTCCAATTAAGTTATTAACTAGGGGAGAAACCTTCCTGCTACCGTGTTGACTCACGAATAGCAGGTCAGTAGTTGAGATGTCTTGGAAGTCATTTAGGAGTTCTATATCACCAATCTCATTGAGATAGTGAAACAGACCTTTACCTTCTTTGTATAAGTCTCTTATATTCATACCCTTATTACTCCCTATCTATAATATAGCACAAAGGCTACTTTAAAATTTGATAGTAGAGGTGCGTTCTAACAACGCTAGATTACTCTACTTCTACTTCTTCCTTGTCTTCTTCTTCCTCTTCTTCAGGTTCTTCTAGAATCTCTTCTAAGTCTTCTACTAAGTCCTCTTTGTCTTCCTCTTCAACTGGTTCATCAGTCTCTAAGGTTTCCTCTAAGTCCTCTTCAAAGTCTTCTACATCCTCTTTAAGCTCTACATCCTCAATATCTACAGTATCTTGTTCAGGTAACTCTTCTACTTCCTGCTCAGGTAGTTCTTCAGAAGTATCTTGAATAGGTAAGTCCTCTACTTCTTGTTCAGGTAGTTCTGAGTCGTATTCTAGGTCTAATATAACCTCTTCAGTTTCTTCTACAGGGTTAACTTCATCTTGCTCCTCAAACTCTTCAGAAGCCTCATAATCACCTTTTAAGAAACTGTCAGAAATCTCTCTAGCTTCATCTATACTGATACCTTCATTACCTTCTTCGTTAAGCGTGTTAACCTCGTCTTGGTTCTCTCTATAGTCAGTCCATGAAGAGCTTAGCTTAACTGTAATGTTTTGGTCGAACATCTCGTTAACCTCTTCTATAGCTTCCTTACGATGGGATAACATATCATCAATTAGAGGGTATAAGCTTTCACTATTTACCTGTACTTCATCAGTAATTAAACGCTCTTTCTTCATGTTGTTATTAGCATTTAAACCAATCTCGTTGTACATAGTAGCTTTAAGGTACTGTTGAAACTCTACAAGGTCACTAATATTAGTTTTAGAACCTTCACCAACTGCGTTTGATTTCAAACTATCGAATAGCTTATTCTCAAAGATATATCCTAAGTTACCCTTTTCAATGTTATCTAAGTACTCTTTAGCTGACTCAGCTGTATTATCATCAGCAACCGAAATCATGTTATTGATACGGTTATTGAATGTAGTTAACATCATAGTAATCTCATTTTCATTCATGAAAGTACCATACTTAGAGTAGATAGGAACTAACCCCATAAGCATATAGTCATTTTTCATAAGTACTATGTCTTCACCAATTTTAAGGTTACCATTGTAGTTAAGGTAAGGGTTTGAGACTGTAAATAAAGTTGGTTTTCCATATACGTTAGGCTCTCCACCTAGTCCACCATAGAAGGCATATAGTTCTCCTTCTACCTTAGTTAACCCCGCGTAACCGTTTGTCTGTAGCAGGCGTTCTAACTCTTTAGCAGGTAGTGAATCGGGTAACCCTTCATACTCAAACATCTGTAAAGACCTGTTAAGCATGTAGTTTACATGGTTTCTTACGTTGATTTGCTTATCATCATACTGGTACTTAATACCTTTAATACCATTGTATAAGCCCCAATCATATCGCTCATTGTATTTGCTTTTACTCATATATACGCTCCTTATAGTTGTTTACTAACGTTTAAGTAGTTATTAACTGAATCTCCTACATCATTATCTTGATAGAACACTTTATCAGTATCAAAGAAATACTTAATGTTTTTACCTAGCTTGTTAACTGGTTTATGAATACTTCTTTGATAGTTGAACTTGTGACTGAACTCTAAGCTGTAAATGATGTCTTCGTCTTCATCCTTGATTGGTGTTGTCTTATCATGAATGAATGTAAACATCTCATTATCTACCTCTATGATTTCACATTGATAAATGAATCCATCAAACTTAATAAAGTAGGTTAGTAAGATATCTTTAGCTTTATATTTAACTGGTAAGTGAGGGTAGATATCTAATTCCCATGCACCATCTGTAATCATGTTTAACTTAGGGTTATCAAAGGCAAAGTAGAAGTTATTCTTTTTATTTTTTGATGTTGATTGTGCATACTCTACTGCTACCTTTAAGTTAGAATCCCCATATGTGTAGAGGTCTATAGTTCCCTGGTCTTGCTTATGGATATGCTTAAGCCCCATCTCGTTAAAGTAAGGGCTGTACTTATTAACCGTGTTACCTAGCATGAATATCGTTACATCTTTACGTTGGCGTATAATCGTACTCAACGTATTCATGAAGAGTACAAACTCATCCTTTAAGTACATACCTCTGGTTAAGAACTCATCAAAGAGTATTGTCTTAATATTAGGGTAAGAGAATGATTTGTTATGTTCTGTATCTGACAAAGCAAACACATAGGCAAAGATATCACTATCGCTGTATACCGCTCTACCTTCATCATCGTAGTTACAGAAGTAGAATCTACCTGAGTAATAGGTAATACCTTCAAACTTACCATCACTAATCTTATAGATTTCATCGTTGGCAATTAGGGCACTAAAGATTTCACTAGCTCTTTTACCCTTAATGTCTTCTTGCCACCGTCTAAGGAGGGCTAACTGCCCGCCATTTTCAAAGTATACCTCTATAGCATGCTTCAGTACTGCGTATGTCTTACCATTGGAACGTTCCCCGAATATAACGTTATAAACTGCTTTTTTAGATAGAATAGCGTTCAGGTTATAGTAGCTATCCTGTTTATTTTTAGGTTTGTCTTTTTTGCTTGTATCTGTTTGTACCATCTGATAACCTCCATCACTATATAATATAGCACCTGAGTTCATCTAATCTGCTTAGACTAGATAGCCCTTGTTAGTTTCTCACCTTCATAGATATACCCTTTACGGTATCTTTCAATCAATTGAGTTTGTTTCTCTAAAGGTGATAACGTAAATTCAGCATTCTCTAGGTGTATACCTGATTTAGTGTAGACTGCTTCTTTTACCCCTCTATAATCGGTTATCACAAACTGCTTAATGTCATCAATGTAAACGTGATTCATATTACCTGTATCTTCAGCAGGGATAGATAAGCTCTTATTAAAGTTGTTAAACACGTTCGTGTTGTCTCCAAAGGTTCTCTGAAGGTAAGATAAGCCCTTGTCCTTACTTAAGCCTGCTAAGGTCATTTCTAGGTCTCCTGTAGCCTTATCTTCAACTAGATACTGCTTAGCTCCTAGTGCTTTAAAACGGCTGTATTTACCGTCTAATTCCCATGTACCTATAAGTTTCTTTTCACCGTATTTGTTCTCGGGTCTAAGTCTCTCAAAGTCTATCGTGAAAGACTCATCACTAACGGGTTTATTTAGGGTATCTACCATCTTCTTAAGCTTCATTTCAATCATCTTGTTATACTGTTCAAAGAAGCCTTCATGCTTCTCAGGTTCTTTAAGCTTAACTGCGTCTGTATCTGAGTAAACATAGTCATCTTTAAGGTTCAGGATAGCCACCCAAAGGTTTCTGCGGGCATAGGCTGTTGTCCATACACCCCAAGGGTAATATAAGAAGCGGGAGTGCTTGGTGTTGTATTTCTCAATCTGTTTATCAGGAGTCTCTTCTTCTATGTCCTCAGTCTCTTCAAAGTCAGGCTGTTTTCTAACTACATCTGTAACGGTCATACCGTATACTGAGTTAAGCATTTCCTTGCTTAGTAAATACTCAGTTTGTCGGTCAGGAACGCCTTTATTGATTGTTTTTTTCTCATATAATGTTATAATAGACTTAATAAGGTTTCTAGGTAGATAGTCCTTTTTGAACCTATAAACATTGGCTATTTGCATAGATTCCCAATCATAGACTTTTTGAATAATCTCAAAGTCTACATCTGTAATTGTGGTTACCAGTTCATCAGCCGAAAACACTCTACCGTTATTTACAATCGGTTTTTTAACAACATGGCATTTTGACTCTGATATGTAGTTCTCAAAATCAATCTTACTGATAAGGTCTTTGAATCTTACATCAAAGAGTAAGGCATAGCCCTGCTTGATATAATGGTTTAAGTCCTTATCCTTTGTTAGCTTGGTACTGATTCCTTCACTCATAGGGAACTGTTCAGATAGCATAGCGGCAGGGTAAGAGCTTATCAGGTCATAACTGGCTACATCCTCAATTACCTCATTAGCATAGCTTGGATTAGCGTGTGTGAAACCACCCATAAATCCATCCTTGCTCTTTTCGTATACATCTCTAGTTAACTGAAGCTTAAGCATTAAGTTTCTATAGTCTGTACGTTTACCCCTACTCGTTTTCTTGTGGTCGGTATTCGTGTAATAACAGTTGTGTCGAATGTAATTTCTAACTCTAGCTGTATTGGTTAACGGTATCTTGGATATATTCCCGTATATCCTTCTTTGTTCGTTAATGTAATACAGTATAATTAGTACATCATTTCTCATGTACTCTAGCTCTTTAGTGAATAGTACTGTGTTCTGGTGTCTTACCTTAGTATAATCAAGTTCACCTTTGAGTTTCTTAATCTCATGGTGTACAAGGCTGTCAGCTACATCTGACAAGCTTTTACCGCTTAGTATATAACTATCACGAAACTCTATACCTGATTTAGTGGTGGCTGTGATTGGTTTCCTGCTGTCAGTTCCGAAAACTTGCTTCCAGGTAAACCATTTTCTCATGAACTGAAATTCATAAGATAAGTTATGTATATAAACGATAAGCCTTCTATCTTCCTTTAAGTTGTAAAACTTTTGTAGATAGTTGACTAGTTCACGGAATTGCTTCCAAGTCCTTCCATGAACGATATTCTCATTATTCTTTATTCCGAAAGTCCAGGCATACATGAAACCAACTTTTTCACCATCTACAATGGTAGAAGTTGTTTCAACATCGAATGCACATTCAATGTCTACATATGTAGCGTTGCCTTTTCTTTTGTTTGATTTTATTTCTTTGTGGTCTATGTCTTCCAAATTTAAACCATACATTAAAGTCTCACCCCTAACCTACATGTCGAACCAATCCCAGGTATTAATTTCATTCTCAATGTTCACCTGGTCAGCTTTAGCTTCTTCTATAAGAGCTTCTAGGTGGTCGCTTAGTTCACCTATTTCCAATCCTTCTCGTTCAGCATAGTTATTGATAAGAGCCCATCTTTCCTGGTACTCCATATATGTTGAATCCGGGTCGTTCTTTTGGTACTGCTCTAGCTTAGAAGCTACATCAGCTGTCTCTTTAATCTTATTAGGTAAGTCTCTAATAGAGTTATACTTAATACCCATTCTATCAGCGGTATCTTTAAGTACTCTATTTGCTCCCCTTACAAGGCTTGTCTTGGAGTTTAAGAAGTTATCTACCCTGTTGAGTTCTTTTCTAAGTACGTTAACATCAGTTCCCGCTGATGAAAATCGTTCTCCTCCACGGTAGTTATTCTCATTACTCCAAGACCTGTAAGCAGGCAAGCCTGTTAAGTCATTCTCTTCCAATCGCTTTAACCGTTTATTGGCTTTAGACACCTTACCTCTTAGTTCATCGGTTAATCGTTTAGCTTCACCTTCCAGTTTTAGCTTCATCATTCATTAAACTCCTCCTTATATCTCGAATACATTACTGATAAAGACCTTCTTATTAAGACCTTTACTGAGGTTATAGTAATGATAGAGGTAATCTATACTGTTGGCATTTCCATGCTCGAAAGCTGATACACTCTTGATGTTAAGGTCAGTTAACTCTCCAAAATCAGTTAGAGATAACCTTAAGTAATCCTCTCGATACTTCTTACAGAACCTACCTATCTTCTTCATACGTTGTTTCTTATCGTATTTACCTACATTCTCTTTAGTAAGTGTGTTATCCATGTTAATCCTCCTATTTAATAGTTTCCCAGTATTCCATCAATTCTACATAAGCAAGTAATCCACCTGCTGTAAACTTCGCATTACTACGCTCACATAACTTCTTGTAGTCGAATATCATCTGTACGTTAACCATTCAATACCTCCTTGTCTATGACCTCTTATACCTAATATAGCATAACTACTCTAGTAATCTAAGAATAGGATAATTATTCTAATGTCAATAGAACACTGCGTACAGATATACAATTACAGTATACCATAAACCATACAAAATTACAAGAGGTTATTTATAGTTAATTCTATAGATAACTTCTTTTATTATATCTACATACACCTATATCACATACTACATCTCACAGTCTATATAAGCTTGTTGTGAGTGTTTCAATACCTTTGATAGGTAAGTCTTCACCTTGTCTATTCAAACACCTCCTATACACTTCTAATTCATTTCTATTATTATTATTCCTAATTACTATTATCTCTAATTCATATAGTTTATTTATTCGTATATATTCAATTATCAGATATCTTATAATAGTTATTATTTATTATTATTTAATTTAGTTTATTTAATTTATATATTATTATTTATAGTATTCTATCATACCTGTTGTTATCGTGTTTCTAGTAGTTATCTAATTAACTGGTGTTATAGTATTCTAGTTTATTATTTATAGTTGTTATTATTGTTGAGTTATTCTATATACATTTCCACTGCATATCTTTCTATTATTATATTTTAATTAGTGTTGACTAATATTACTCTCATATCTATTGACTCATCATATTCTAATGTGTTATGGGGAATTGTCTGACAATTTACAATAGGGG